ATGCTTGATGGGAGGGAAATGCGTGGAAGATTGGCTGAAAATCAAAACAGAATACATCACCACGGATACCTCTTACCGGAAGCTGGCTGAGAAATACGGCGTACACTACCAGACAATCTGCGCCCGCTCCAAGGCAGAAGGCTGGATCCTGCTGAGAGAACAATATCAGAACAGGACTATCACAAAAACCGTGGAGCAAATCAGCAATAAAACGGCCAAGCAGGCGGCCAAGGTGGGTGACCTGGCTGACAAACTGCTGGTGAAGCTGGAAAAGGCCATTGATGAACTGGATTTGCAGGTAACCACCCACAAGATCAAGACCGAGCGTGGCAGCACTGAGGAAACCACAGAATTTCGTGTGGCAGTACCCGGAGGTACCGTGGATCGTGCCGGTCTGCGGCAGCTGACGGCTGCATTGAAGGAGCTTCAGACCATTAAAGGAGAGGTTACCGATCTGGAACGCCGGGAGCGTGAGGCTCGTATTGATGCCCTGCGCCGTAGCTCCATGACTGCTGACGGTGACGATGATGATACCGGCATTATCCTGCTGCCGCCAAGACGGGAGGCTGATGCAGATGCCTAATGTGATCTGGCAGCCACAGCCCAAGCAGATACGCTTCATGGAGCGGACGGAATACGAAGTGCTGTATGGCGGTGCGGCCGGTGGTGGCAAGTCTGATGCCCTGCTGGTGGAAGCTCTGCGGCAGGTACACATCCCACATTACCGGGGGATCATCTTCCGAAAGACTTATCCGCAGCTGTCAGAACTGATTGACCGGAGTCATGCCCTGTATCCTTTGGCCTTCCCCAAGGCAAGGTACAACGATTCCAAGCATGTCTGGATATTTCCATCCGGTTCGAAGATCTTCTTCGGTGCCATGCAGCACAGCAAGGACAAGACCAATTACCAGGGCAAACGGTATGACTTCATTGGATTTGATGAGCTTACCCACTTTACCTGGGAGGAATACAGCTACATGTTCTCACGTAACCGTCCTTCCAAGAATCCGCGATCCAAGCTGCGGACGATCTGTTATATCCGGGCCAGCACCAACCCTGGCGGTGTGGGCCATGGTTGGGTAAAACAGCGGTTTATCGATGCTGCTGAACCCGGTACCACCATCGTAGAGAACACGGAAGTACGACTCCCGGATGGCACCACGCAGACCATTGTCCGTGACCGTGTGTTCATTCCGGCAACCATCTTCGATAACAAAGCACTGCTGGAAGAAAACCCGGAATACCTCGGCTCTCTGGCGCTGCTGCCTGAGAAGGAACGAAATGCGCTGCTGTATGGCGACTGGGACACCTTTGAGGGCCAGTATTTCACTGAGTTCCGGACGGAGCCGGATGCTGCCAAATGCAAGGAAGCAGGCATTACCGTTGCGGAGGCAAAAGAACAGGGCCGCTGGACCCATGTTATCAAGGCTCTGGATCTAAATTCCGGTAACCGCCGAGGCTGGAAGATTTACCGTAGCTATGACTTTGGCTATGCAAAACCGTTCTCCTGTGCCTGGTGGGCCATCGACTACGACGGCACCATGTACCGGATTCTGGAATTGTACGGCTGCACGCAGATTCCCAACGAGGGTGTGAAGTGGACACCTGGCAGGCAGTTTGAAGAGATTGCCAAGGTGGAGCGGCAGCACCCCTGGCTCAAAGGCAAGAACATCCAGGGCGTAGCAGATCCGGCCATCTGGGACAAGAGCCGTGGTGAATCCATTGCTGATACTGCCATGAAATACGGCGTGTACTTCGTACCCGGTGACCATGAGCGCATAGCAGGCTGGATGCAGTGTCATTACCGGCTGCAATTCGATGAGAACGGGTACAGCCGGTGCTACATCTTCGACAACTGCAAGGCATTCATCCGCACGATCCCCCTGATGATGTATGACCAGACCAAGCCGGAAGATCTGGACAGCGATCTGGAAGACCACATTGCGGACGAATGGCGGTATATGTGCATGAATCGCCCGGTGAAGCCTCTGCGGCCGGTGGAGACCGTAACCATTCTCAATGACCCGCTGAACCAGTTTGCAAAACGATAGGAGGAATACATACATGGAATTTGAAAACACCATGCAGCCTGAGACCACGGCTCAGACTGTCGTTGCTGAAGCAGGCCCTGCCATTGGCCCGAACGAGATTAAGAAGTTCATTAAGATCCTACAGAACTACAAGACCGGTAAATCTGCCACTGACCGCCGGATCATTGCCTCTGAGCAGTGGTGGAAGCTGCGTAACACCGAGGAAGAACAGAAGGAAACCGAAGTGGGCAAGGATGGCGGCTTCACCAGTAAATCCGGATGGCTCCACAATGTCATTGTCAGCAAACATGCAGATGCTATGGAGAGTTTTCCCCAGCCCGTCATTCTCCCCCGTGAGAAAGCGGACGAGCCGGAGGCTGAACTGCTGAGCGATGTGATTCCCTGCATCCTGGAACACAACAACTTTGAGAAGACCTACTCCGATGCCATGTGGCAGAAGATGAAGACCGGTACCGGCGTTTACAAGGTTGTCTGGGATCGGAACATGCTGAACGGCCTGGGTGACATCCGGGTGGAGAATGTGAATCTACTGAACCTGTACTGGCAGCCTGGTATTACCGACATCCAGCGCAGCCGCTATTTCTTCCAGACGGAAATGGTGGAAAAGGAAGTGCTGTTTCAGAAATACCCGGAGCTGGAAAAGGGCCTGAGAAACACCGGGCCTTTCTCTTCCCGGTTCCTGTATGACGATCCTGTTTCCACTGCGGATTATGTGACCGTCATTGAGGTCTATTACCACAAACACCAGCAGGGCAAGAAAACCCTGCATTACTGCAAGTTCGTGGGCGATCATGTATTGTTCGCAACCGAGAACGAAACCGAGGTCAGACACGGCATTGACGGCCAGCCCAAGAAAGCTATGGCTCTGGTAGGTCTGTACGATCATGGCAAGTTCCCCTATGTCTTTGACCCTCTGTTCCCCATTGAGGGCAGCCCCTGCGGTTATGGCTTCGTGGATCTGTGCCGGAACCCTCAGACCGAGATCGACATCATGAAGACCAGCTTCGTGAAGAACGCTATGGTTGGCTCTATCCCCCGGTACTTTGCCCAGGAAAACGGCAAGGTGAAAACAGCAGACTTCCTGGATCTTAGTAACCCGATTGTGCCGGTCAGCGGCAATATTGACGAAACCGGTTTGCGCCGGATTGAGCATACCTCTCTGGACGGCAACTATCTGAATCTGCTGCAGCATGACATCAACGAGCTGCGTGAGACAAGCGGCAACACCGAAACGGCAACCGGCACCACCAATTCCGGTGTTACCGCAGCTTCCGCCATTGCGGCATTGCAGGAGGCATCCGGCAAGGGCAGCCGGGACAGCACCAAGGGCAGCTGGCGTGCCTATGGTGAGATTGTGGATTTCTGTATTGAACTGGATCGGCAGTTCTATGATATGCCCCGGAACTTCCGCATTGTTGGCGAGTATGGTGTACAGCAGTTCAAGACCTACAGCAATGCAGGATTGCAGCCCCAGCCTCAAAACTTCTTAGGGCAGGATATGGGTATGCGGAAGCCTGTGTTTGACATCAAGGTATCTGCCCAGAAGAAGAATGTCTTTACCACCGTCAGTCAGAATCAGCTGGCACTTGACCTGTTTAAGCTGGGATTCTTTAACCCGCAGCTGGCAGATCAGGCCATTATGTGCCTTGGCATGATGGACTTCGAGGGCAAGGACGACATCATGCAGAAGATCAGCCAGAACGGCCTGATGTGGCAGAAGCTTCAGCAGTACATGCAGATGGCGCTTACCATGTCGCAGATTGCCAACCCTGCCATGACAGAAATGATTGCCCAGGACATTATTCAGACCCTTGGTGAAGGTGCCCTTGTGGTAGGAGGCAGCGCAAGTATGCAGAGCAACCAAATTGCGGACAACCGCAAAAAGGAAGATACCCGGACAGGAAATGCCAGAGCCAGAGCGGCCCAGGCATCCCAGCCGGAATAAGGAGGAAAACCAATGATCGAAGTGAACTATTACCGGGAACATAACCGGCTGACCGTGACCGGCCATGCCAAGAGTGACGAATACGGCAAGGACTTGATCTGCGCCTCTGCTTCCATCCTGGCACTGACCCTGGGTGCCAATGTAGGACACATGTCAGACAGCGGCTGTGTCACGGAACCCATCGTCAAGCTGGAGGAAGGAAATGCAGAAATCAGCTGCAAGGCAAAGGCCAGGTACCGGGAGAGTGTCCGTCAGACCTTCATGAGTGTGTGCGTGGGTTTTGAAATCCTGGCAACCAAATGGCCGGATTACATTTCCTACTCTGTGCGTGGTTGGTAATGACAATTTGTTGTTGCTATGATGGCCACAGGTTAACAACGGGACCCGCCGCCCCAGTCAAATAGCGGCAGATATTGTTTGGAGGATCAAACATGTTTAACCATCACGAATGGCGCATCCTGCAGCTGTTCGGCGGAGAAGGAGCCGGTGCAGCCGGTGCTTCTGGCGGCG